TAACATAGTTACTGTTTTGGCTAGATAAGTTACCCTGTTTACTTGTTTTAACACTCTCTTTCGTATATAATATCAGATATGTTTGATATACTTACGGTTATCCCTGGCAAAAAGAAGCAGACGCAAAGTGGCTGGACGTCATTTAATGCTCCTTGTTGTCAGCACAATGGACACAACCCTGACAAAAGAATGCGTGGTGGTGTCAAAGCAGACGGTGATGATTGGAACTATCATTGTTTCAACTGTGGCTTTAAGTGCGGCTTTAAATTAGGTAGAGCAATCAGTAGAAGAACTCGTTCATTCTTATCATGGTGTAACATGCCAGATACAGATATTAACAAGTGGTCATTACATTCAATTCAACATAAAGATTTGCTAGATTCTATTCTGCATAAAAAGAAACAAAACAAGTTACCCAAGTTTAAAGAACAAGAAATGCCAGAAGGAGAATTAATTTACACTGCAAACAAAGATCATCAAGTGTATATTGATTACTTAAACAACAGAGGATTACAACACAACGATTATCCTTTTATGGTTAATCCTAATGCAGAGGGTAGACAAGCACAGGGTATTGTTATCCCATATACATATGAAAACAAAGTAGTTGGTAGTACAATTAGATTCATGGATGATAGAAATCCTAAGTTCATCAATGATCAACAGCCGGGATATGTGTTTGGTACAGACTTACAAAAAGATGAGTGGGAAGTTGTCTTAGTGTTTGAAGGCATCTTTGATGCAATATCTATGAATGGATTAGCATTAACACATGATACGATTAATGACAATCAAGTTGCTGTAATTAACAAATTGGGTAAACGTGTTATCGTTGTTCCTGATCAGGATCAAACAGGATTAGGTATATGCGAAAGAGCATTAGAACTAGGTTATGATGTGTCTTTACCTAATTGGTCAGACGATATTAAAGATGCAAATGATGCTGTAATTAAATATGGTCGTCTGAATACATTACTAAGTATATTAGACTCTGCTACAAACAGTAAAATAAAAGTAGAAGTTATGAGGAATAAAATTGCTAAAAGAATTTAACGTAGAAGTACAAGAATTGTTCTTACGAATGATGGTAACAAACGCAGAGTTGTTTGTTAGGGTTGCGAACATCTTTAACTCAGAAGACTTTGATAGAAGATTACGACCTGTTGCAGAGTTTATGAGAGAGCATTCAGATTCTTATAAGATTCTTCCTGACCCAACACAAATCAAAGCAACAACAGGAGAAACAATCGATGTTGTTGACGGCATGGATGACGGTCATTATGAATGGTTCATGTCTGAGTTTGAATCATTTACTCGTAGACAAGAATTAGAAAGAGCAATCATGTCTTCAGCAGACTTGTTAGAGAAAGGTGACTATGATCCTGTCGAAAAGTTAATCAAAGATGCTGTACAAATATCATTACAAAGAGACTTAGGTATCGATTACTTTGAAGATCCTAGGGCTCGTCTTATGCATCTCAAATCTAGTAATGGTCAAGCATCTACAGGCTGGCCTTGTTTAGATCAAAAACTCTATGGTGGTTTTAACAAAGGTGAATTGCAAATCTTTGCAGGGGGTTCGGGTTCAGGTAAATCATTGTTCATGCAAAATCTATCTGTCAACTGGGTAGAGCAAGGCTTATCAGGTATATACATTACATTAGAGTTAAGTGAAGAACTATCAGCAATGCGTATCGATTCTATGTTAACTGATACTAAGGCTAAAGAAGTGTTTAGAGATTTAGATAATGTTGAAATGAAAGTTAAGATGAAGCAAAAAGCATCTGGTAACTTTCAAATTAAATACATGCCGGCACAGTCTACAGTCAATGATTTGAGAGCATACACAAGAGAATTGCAAATACAAACAGGCAAGAAACTAGACTTTATGTGTGTTGACTATTTGGATTTGTTAATGCCTGTAAGTGCTAAAGTAAGTCCTAGTGACTTGTTTGTCAAAGACAAGTATGTATCAGAAGAATTGCGTAACTTGGCAAAAGAATTAGATATAGTCTTTGTAACTGCATCACAGTTAAACAGAAGTGCTGTCGAAGAAATAGAATTTGATCACAGTCATATCTCAGGTGGTATCAGTAAGATTAATACAGCAGACAATGTGTTCGGTATCTTTACATCACGTAGCATGAGAGAACGCGGGCAGTATCAGATTCAGTTGATGAAGACAAGATCAAGTTCTGGTGTAGGACAAAAGATTGAATTAGCATTTGATATTGAAACACTACGTATCACAGACCCGGGTACTAGTTCCCCAACACATGATTCATCACAACCATCTGCACAGTCAATCATGGACAAATTTAAAACAACATCACAAGTAGGAGTAACAGATCAAATCGTAGATGCTCAAGTTGAACCTGAACAAAAGAAAGTGACAGGTGATGTTCAAAGCACTAAACTCAAGTCTTTACTTAATACTCTTAAAGACAAATAATATCCAAAATGGTCATGGTAGACTAAATAGTAGTAAGGAATTACACTTATGCAAAAGAAAACTAAAAGCCTCTTAGAAGAATTAGAAAATTTCGGCTCCAACCGAGATATTCCGCACATTGTCGAGTCTCGTGGCAATAATATCATTACTAGTGCTGTAAATTTAATTGAGTTTATTCAACGTAACTACGATGATGTTCAGGCTGAACAACTAGAAAAGAAATTGCTAAGTGCTATCCGAGGAAGAGACAAGAATCGTTTTTCAAAAACGATTAAAAAATTTAACGGATAAACATATAGATGAAATTCGATGATGTAATTGTAAAAGAAGGATTAGCAGACTGGATGTTTGGTGACAAAGCCAAACGAGGCAAGTCTGTTGGTGGAACAGGTGGACCAACTGTTAAGCAACCTACGATAGGTATCGGTGGTGGTCTAACTAGACAAGATAAATTAGCATACAAATTGTTTGTCCAAGACTTTATGAGTGATATCTTAAGCACAATCGACTCAGGAGTCAAATCTGGATTAATCAATCCACCATTAGGTGCCCCAACAGGCAACTCAGATCCTGAAGCAGAACCTCAAGGTGCAGAGTTAGATTCTAACGTTAACTATGATGAACCTGCATATAAGAGACAAGGCAAAGATATTCAATATGAGAATATGAATAACATCTTAGAAAGCATCATTGAAAATACAGATGTAGAACAAGCAGGTGGTAGAGAATTCCACGTTTTTATCAGAGACTGGTTAGGACAGTGGATGCAGAATGTAGACTATACAAAAAGTAAAGATGTATTGTACAACATTATCAATAACCTTGAACAGTCTTACAACAATTCAAAGAATCCACAGAGACCAAACATAGATAGAACTATCTTACAACAGTTAGCCGACGGCGCTTGGGCGGCAACTTCTACAGTGGGTGTTACACCCGTAGGAGCAAAGAATGCACCGGGTGCAAAAACCATAGAAAAATCAGTACAAGCAAAGGGTGCAAAAAAACCTGAACTAAAATCAAAAGAAACTGATAACAATCAAGTAAGGGTCAATGATGCAAATGTAGTCCAAAATATACCTGTTGGAGTAACAATTAAAGATGCAGGTGGAAAAGAAACCTCTTATAACGGAAAACAGTGGGTTAATTCTACTGGTACGGTGTTACCAAAAGGAATGCAAGAGAAGTATTCAAAAATGTATTTCATGGATCCTAAACCTTTCTATAGTCCAGAGGCTCCAGCACAAGACCTGTCAAAACTCAAAGAATCTAAAACTCAATCAGCAATTAGAGCAGAAAAAATCGCATTATTAAAGACGAGGTAACAATGAACCTCAGTGAATCAATCTCTAATACATTACGTACATTAGAAAAAATAAATCTAGTAGAAGCAAAAGGTCACTTAGACCACCCAGAAGACCTTGTGTTCTTAGGTGATGTTGAAGGAGCCAAACAAGCAATCAGTGCAATGGAAAAAACTATTGCAACACCCGGTACAATTACAATTAAGTGGGACGGTTACCCTGCTCTTATATTTGGACGTGATCAGAAAGGTAGATTTTCTATCATGGATAAGCACATGTTCAATAAAAAAGACGGTACAGGAAGACAAGTCTTTTCACCACAAGAATTCAGACAGTATGATAAAAACAGAGGTGTTGATCGAGGAGACTTGTACAACATCATTGATAGTATTTGGGACGGATTAGACAAAGCAGATAGAGGAACATTAGGTTACTATTGGGGAGACTTATTGTTTGCTAAACCTTTACAAGACCAAGACGGTTACTACTCATTTAAAATGAACCCAAACGGTATCGCATACAAAGTAAAAGCAGACAGTGAAGTTGGATACATGCTAAATGGTAAAACTGCAGGTATAGGTGTACATACATTTATTCCAGTCAATGCAGAAACAACAGATGAGTCATCATCACTAGACGGTACAATTGGTAACTTACATAACAATAGTGATGTAGCAATCGTACCTAGCAAGATGCCAATCACACCAAAGATAAAGATGCCTACTAAGTTAAAGTCACAAGCAGAAACAGCAATTGCACAGCATGGTGATGATGTAAGAATTCTTATGAACTCAGCACCACAGGCACGTAACGCATTTAACTCTTTGTTCACTGTATTCATCAACAAAAAGATTGTATCAAAAGACTTATCAAACTTGTATAATGATTTTATACAATTTGTAGAGCAACGTCCAATGACAGACTCAATGAGACAAAAGATTACTAATCATTTCAATACACACAAAGAGGGTGTAATAGGTGCATTTCAGATTTGGATAGCATTATACAATCTAAAACAAAACCTCGTAGATCAATTAGACAAAGCCGCAGAGTCTAGTCCTGTTAAAGGATACTTAGATGATGGCAGTGAAACACATGAAGGGTTC